CGTCCTGGAACGACGCACAGCGCGACCCGCGCATCCCGGCCCGCTACCTCGACCGGGCCGCCGCGCTTGCCCACGCCCGCATGCTCTGACACCCCACACAGCACCAACAGCCAGAACCCCACTCGACTTTGAGGAGTACCCCCATGTCCAAGCCCACCCGTGAAGAGATCCAAGAGGCAGGCCGTCAGCTCCAGCGCGGCGGATTCCTCGGCCGTGGCAGCAGCAAGCTGGCCGACGAGATCATCGACCAGGCCGAAGAGGCAGGGCTGGACGGACGCGATGTCGCCTTCCAGATTCTTGGCGCCGCCGCCGACTACAAGCCGCGCTGGAGCCGAGGGTGAGCCGGGGCGTGCAGGTCACCGCGCACCCGTCAGCCCGCCGGTATATGGCCGTTGCTAACCGCGTCCAGCTCATCGCGCAACCCGCCGTGCGGCTCGTTGAGCAAGCGATGGGCCACACGCTGGGCCACGCCAGCATCGTCATCACCGACAGCCGGCACCTCCGCGACGTCGCCCTTGACGCCGAAGTTTCCGCCCTCGGCGAGCGGCGCAGCGTCGAGTGGGCCAGCGACGGCCGCCGCCACGGATGCACCACGCTCACCCGCGACGGCGTCGTCGTCGTGATTGACGCCGAGGAATGCCAGAAGTGGGGCAACCACACCGACGTAACCGTCATCCACGAGCTGGTCCACGGCGTGCAGTTGTCCCGCCCGAAAGATCGCGCCGACTACTTGCAAGGCCTGCGCTACAACCACGGCATCACACCGCTGAGCCCCGCCGAAGTCCGAGCCACCAACCACCGCATCGACGCCCGTGAACGCGAAGCCGGACGCCTCGAACGTCTCGCCCGCCGACTGAAGGAGACAGCATGAACGCCAACACGATCGACCTGGCCGCGCTCAAGGAGCGGGCGATCTACCTGACCGTCGAGTCCTGCAAGGCCGACCGAGCAGGCGCCGCGCGAGTGCCCGTGCACCGGAAGCAGGCGCAGGCAATGGACGCCGCCCTCGACGCCGGCATACCGATGGGCGAGATCACCGACGCAGCCGACGACCGATTCATCCAATACATCCTCGACAGCCGGCAGCCCGGCTACCAGCCCGTCATCGACTACGACGGCAACGGTACCTGACCGAAGGGGAATCTGATGGAGCGATACCACTCCCTGTACTGGATGTACACGATCCTCGCCCCGCTCTTCCTGGGCCTGATCGCCCTCGTTCTGATCGCCCTTCCCGGAGAGCCCAGCACCGGCGGCATGCTCATCGGGTTGGCGGTCTACCTCGCGATCGCCATCGTCGGTGGCGCCGTCGTGACCCGGCGCCTCGACCGGTGACCTGAAGCCCGACCGCAACAGCGCGCCTCCGCAGGGTTAGTGCGGAGGCGCTGCTGTGACCGTACAGGGCCAAGTCGCCCGTGAGCGCCCGGCGTTGTCAGTGGCACCCGGGACAATCAAGGAAGAGCCCCGGCGGGTGCAGTGAACACCCCCCGGAGCGTGGCCGACCTGAAGAGAGCAGGACGACATGACGAAGCATGTCAGAGGACGGAACTTGGCCTCCAGGCCGTTCACTCCTGAGAGCCTGAAGCCCGCGGCCGGTTGGGTCGGCGTTCCCGGTGCACGCCACATCCCCGCCCCCAGCGACCCCGTCTTCCCCGCCCTGACGGGCATCGTGGCCGACTGGACGCAGGCAGGCATCGAGATGACGGACGAGCTGATGGCCGCAGCCGTCAAGCTGGCCACAACTCAGGTGGAGCGCCGCGCCCAGAGGAAGGCGATTGAGGAGGCACAGAAGGAGCGTCACGCCAACGCGGCGACCTCTGCTCCTCCTCCCGGCTTCTACGGTGACGCCCCCAACGCCGTTGTGTACTACGTCAGGCGCGACCGGTACGTGAAGATCGGCACGACGACGCAGCTTCAGGACCGGATGCGCGGCCTGATGCCGGACGAGGTACTCGCGCTGGAGCCAGGCAGCTACACGCTGGAGGGCGAACTGCACAAGCGCTTCGCCCATCTCCGGGTGCGTCCGAACTGCGAGTACTTCCTTCTCGACGACGAGCTGCGAGCGCACATAGCCGTCGTGGTCGACCGCGTTGGTCCGCCACCCAGCGGGCTGGACATCAAGGACTTCCTCGGAGAGGCCTCCTGAAGTGCTAGCACTACTTGCTAGCACCGGTCCGACTCTGTAATCTCCGAAGTCGATGGTGGAACACCCATCCCAACAGCAACTCAGACCCCCGCGAAGCAGTAACCGCGGGGGTCTTCGCGTACTCGGGAGATGGACATGCCGACCTTCATCAACCCCGGCATCCGCGAGATCCGCAGCCGCGACCACCTCGGCACCATCCAGGAAGCCGCTCGAATCGCCGGCGTGAAGCCAGCAACGATCCGCGTGTGGGTCTCCCGAGGGAAGATCGCCCCGATGCCGATACGGAACGGGCAGCCGCTCTATCACTTGCCGACCGTGGCCCTCGCTGCGGACATGCGCAGCAAGTACGCACCGTCCGACCCGGCAGGGAACAGCCGCGGCTCGCACATCCACGCACCGCGCGCCGCCTAGCTCTCGGGGTCAACGTCCCCCGCGGACCCCGATGTCCCGCCGTCTGCCCTGGCGGGTGGCGGGACACCAATCCTTCGAGGAACCATGCGCCGAACGCTCACTGTCGCCGTGCTCACCACGACGTTCGTCCTCGGCCTTGCAGGCTGCGCGGATGGCGGGTGCGGCCCGACGAGCCCCGCGACAACGAAGCCGCCCACCAGCGCGCCCCCGACGAGCCGGCCGCCGACATCCGAACCGCCCACCAGCGGGCCGGCCTCTCCGCCCATCGAGGGCACCGACAACTGACCTCCTGAGGAGCAAGCCATGCCCCGCGTTGCAATCCCTGTCACCCAGATCACGCGCGCGGGTGTAGCTGCCCCGACCGAGGTCAACGGCGACGCCACGAACAACCACTCCGTCGCGAACAACGGCCGTGTCGTGCTTCTCGTCCGGAACTCGGGCACCACGGTGGCGCGCACGGTCACCCTCAGGCTGCCCGGCCTGACCGATGGACAGGCCGTCACGCCCAAGACCGTGAGCATCCCCCAGTCGACCAGCCGCTACATCGGCCCGTTCCCCACGGACGCATACGGATCCCCGATGCAGGTCGACGTGGACAACGCCGAACTCAAGCTGCTCGCCCTCGGCATCTGACGGCAGCCTCTCAGTCCTGGAACGAACCGTCCCTGCGCCGCATGTGCCTGCGCATCATGTGCTTGCACTGAGGACAGTTCCTCATGAACACAGGCTTGATCAGCCAAGCCAAGGTGATCAGGTAGAGGGACTGCAGACCCCATCGGCCTAACAGGCTCTTGGTGCACGTCTTGCAGTCACGGCATCCACTGGCCACGTCATAACCCCCCTGGATATGGATCAGGCAGGCTAGTGCAGATCAGGTGATCAATGTGCCCAACAGGCTCAAGCCCCCATGTTCCAGGCCAGGCTGTGACCAGACCAAGCCGTGCCCGGAACACGGCAGAGACAACAGGGCACGAGGCACGGCACGGCAACGGGGATACGGCACACGGCACGAGGCCAGGTTCAGGCGTGGCGTACTCGATGCCCATCCCGTGTGCGTCCTGTGCAGGCAGAGGCCAGCCACTGAGGCAGACCACTGGCCACGCTCACGCCAACAGCTAGAGGCTCAAGGCCTGGACGCTGATGATCCACAGTACGGACGAGGGCTATGCCAGCCATGCCACAGCAGCGAGACCGCAAGGCATCAGCCAGGCGGATGGAACGCTGAGCGGCAGAGCTGATGCCCATGCCGAAGGGCAATGGCGACGCACCCGACGATCACGATCGACCGGGGCGACGCACATGAGGTGATCAAGGCCCGAGGTGATCAAGGCCGAGGGGTAAGACGCGCGTCGTCGAGATCATCAACGCAGGCGAGGCGCGAGCTGAAGGTTGCCAGGCGATCAGGAGGGCGGCGCGAAACCGCACGTCAAAGGGGTCGATTGAGGCCACACCTCCTCTGACCTGCGAAAACGCGGCAAAATCCCAGGTCGGGGGTGGGGTACCCCCGGTGATCATCCCCGCCGCGGACCGCCGGGGAGGGAAAATGCTGGCGCCGCTGATCTTGAATTTTTGATCTCAAGATCAACTTGGGGGTGATCTTCGATGGCCGTCCCCGGCCGCAAGCCGAAGCCCCCTCTGCAGGTCGTCCGCGAGGGCAACCCCAGCAAGCGCCCTGTTCGCGAGGGCGTGAAGCTCCCGCCGACCGAGCTCGTCGAGCCCGACTGGTCGAGCTTCTTCCCGAAGATCCGTCTCCCGTCCAAGCCGCGCGCGCCGAGAGGTGCAGACGACGAGCAGCTTCGGGAGTACCGGGCCGAGGTCGCGCACTGGCAGCGGCTCAAACTCGCAGGTGAGGCTGCCGCGTTCGGGCACGAGGTGGCCGGCCGCGAGTGGCAGCGCGTAGTGCCGATCCTCCAGCACGTGGCGGGCCTGTCCGCGGTCGACCGCTCGACGGCGGTCGACTACTGCGTGTGCGTGGCCCGCCTTGAGTGGTGCGAGCGGCAGCTGTCCATCGAGGGCCTGGTCACGATGGGGCAGCGGGGCCCGTGCCGGAATCCGTTGACCACGATCGCGTCGCAGTATCGGACGCAGCTGAAGGCGTACATCGGAGAGCTCGGGCTGTCGCCCAGCGCGCGGGGCCGGTTGACGCCGCCGGAGGGCGGCGACGATGGCGACGAAGACGATCCCTTCGACTGAGCAGTTGTCGCTGGAGGACTTGAGCGAGGGCCTGCCGGTGCCGCGTGCGGCGCTGCTGGAGCTGGGTCTGTCGGACGAGGACATCGCGGAGGCGTTGACGCGTCGTCCGCTGGTGGTGGCGAATCAACTGCCTGAGCAGCCCGGCGCCTGGTTCGACGTTGAGGCGGCCCGGCGGGCGGTCAAGGCGATCGAGAGCTTCAAGCACACCAAGGGCCGGTGGGGCGGATCACCGTTGAAGCTGGCGCACTGGCAGGCGGTGTGGGTGATCCTTCCCGCGTTCGGCTGGCTGTTCTTCGATGAGGAGCTGGGCCGACCGGTGCGCGTGGCCCGCACGGTGTACGTCGAGATCCCGCGCAAGAACGGGAAGTCGACGCTGTCGTCGGGTATCGGCCTGACCCTGCTCATGGCGGACCGGGAGACCGGCGCCGAGGTGTACGCCGCGGCGGCCTCGCTGGACCAGGCGAAAAGGGTTTTCGACGACGCGAAGCGCATGGCCTCGACGAGCAAGGCGGTTCGCGGCCGCGCCGAGGTCCTGACTTCGGTGATCCGGGTTCCGCGCACGGGCAGCGTCTTCCGGGCGCTGTCGCGGATCGCGGAGACGGCGCACGGCCTGAATGTGTCCGGCGCGGTGATCGACGAGCTGCATGTGCACAAGTCGCGCGACCTGGTGGATGCGATCACTACGGGTACGGGTGCCCGTGATCAGCCGATGGTCGTGATGATCACGACGGCGGATGATGCCCAAGAGGGCAGCATCTACGACGAGGTCCACGGCGTTACCGAGAAGGTCGCCGAGCACGTCATGACGGACCCGGCGCACTACGGCGTGATCTGGGCCGCAGCTGACTCGGACGACCCGTTCGCCGAGGAGACCTGGCGCAAGGCGAATCCCGGGCTCGGGGTGAGTCCGACGCTGGCTTACATGCGCCGCGAGTCGGAGAAGGCCCGCACGACGCCGTCGTACTACCCGACGTTCCTTCGCCTGTCGCTGAACATCCGCTCGCGCGCCTCGACGCGCTGGATCGACATGCGGCGCTGGGACGCGAACGCGGGGATGGTCGACGAGCAGGCGCTGAAGGGCCGGCGGGCGTGGGGTGGCATCGACCTCTCTGCGGTCAGCGACTTCACAGCGTGGGTGCTCGCGGTGGAGTCCCCGCAGCCGGGCGTCGAGGTGGAGCTTGTGCCCCGCTTCTGGGTGCCGTCCGAGCGTCTGGAGGACCTGCAGCGCAACTTGCAGGTGCCGCTGGCCGAGTGGGCGCGGCAGGGCTTTTTGCGGCTTACGGACGGCGACGCGATCGACTACGACGCCATCGAGAAGCAGGTCCTGGCGGACTGCAAGTTCTTCGACGTCCAACGCCTGGGCTACGACCGGATGTTCGCCGGCCAGCTGGTGCAGAACGTCGACCGCGACACGAAACGCGGCCTGGTCGTGGAGCCGCTGGCGCAGACGTTCCTGGGCCTGTCCGCGGGCTGCAAGGAGATGGACCGACTGCTGCGCATGGACGCGCTGCGGCATGGCGGTCATCCGGTGCTGCGCTGGATGGCATCCGTCGTCGAGGTGATCGCGGACGGCAACGACAACATCCGCACCGTCAAGCCGAACCGGAACAAGAGCCAAGCCCGCATCGATGGGGTGCAGGCGGCCGTGATGGGCCTGTCGGGATATCTGCGCAGGCCGAAGAAGAAGAGCCGCATTGCGGTCGGATTCTGATGCGAGGGGGTGCTCGTGGCCCTTGCCGAGAAGCCGAAGCCGGGCGAGCCGCTGTGGTGGCTGGACAAACTGTGGGCTGAGCTGGAGCAGCGCCGCGACTACGCGGACAAGATGCGCTGCTACTACAGCGGTGACCATCCCCTGGCGCGGATCGCCGACAAGGCCAGGGATGCGTTCCGGCGGCTGCTGCGGCAGGCCCGGTCGAACTACACGGGCCTTGTGGTGGACGCGACGGCGGAACGCATCCAGGTCGACGGCATGCGCATCGGCAACGGAGAGATGGGCGATGAGGAGGCCTGGCGCATCTGGCAGGCCAACAACCTCGACGCCGACAGTGACTTGCTCATCACCGAGGCCGTGAAGGTCGGCAGGGCTTTCATGCTCGTCGCTCCGAACCCGGCCGATGCCACGACCCCAATCGTCACGGCCGAGGACTGCACGCAGGCCATCGTCGCCTACGTGCCGGGCAGCCGCCGGGAGCGGGCCGCGGGGCTGAAGGTGTGGACCGACGACTGGACGGGCGCCCTGATGGCAACCGTCTACCTGCCGGGCGGCCTGTTCAAGTACACGGCGCCGACGCCGAAGACGGGCTCGACGGGGAAACCGCGCTGGGAGCCTCGCACCGTTGAGGGCGAAGCTTGGCCCGCCCCGAATCCGCTCGGTGTGGTGCCGCTCATCGAGATGCAGAACCGTCCTGACCTGTTGGGCGGCTGCATGTCGGAGATCGAGGACGTCCTCGACATCCAGGACCGCATCAACAAGACCCTTATCGACCGTCTGATGGCGCAGGAGTTCAGCGCCTTCCGGCAGCGGTGGATGACGGGCTACGAGGTGCCGACTGACGATAGTGGCCAGCCGGTTGAGCCGTTCAAGGCTGCTGTGGACCGCCTGTGGGTGATCGAGGACGAGAACGTCAAGCTGGGTGAGTTTCAGGCGACGGACATCGGCCCGTATCTCCAGGCCGTCGAGTCGGACGTCAAGGACATGGCGGCGCGCACGCGCACCCCAAGCCAGTACCTCCTCGGTGCGATGGTCAATATCTCCGGGGATGCGCTGAAGGCTGCCGAGTCGGGACTCGTTTCCAAGGTGAAGCAGCGGATCCGCCCGTTCGGCGAGGCGATCGAGGAGATCGTCCGCCTGTACTTGCGGGCCGCGGGCGATGTCCGGGATCTCTCGGCGATCGAAGTGATCTGGCACAACCCGGAGTTCCGTACCGAGGGCGAGCTCGTGGACGCGCTCATGAAGATGTCGACGCTCGGCGTCCCGCGCGAGGCTCTGTGGGAGCGCTGGGGCGCTTCGCAGACGGAGATCGCGCAGTGGCGCGAGCAGGCCGACCAGCAAGCGGCGCGCATTCTCGGCGGCGACCCGGCGAGCCTGTTCGGCCCGAAGCCGGATACGGCCGAAGCGGCCGTAACGGCGGGAGCGGCGGATGGCGACACCAACTGAGCTCGGGCAGGCCCGGTATCGGCAGGTGTCGGCAACGATCCGCGTGATCGTTGACCGGATTCAGCAGATGTGGCAGGGCCTTTCTCCGTCCTCGATCGAGGACGACCTGGCAGGCCCGGTGGGTGCAGCGATGCTCGCCGCGGTCACCGAGGGGCAGCTCACGGTGGCCGACGCGGCGCAGGCGTACATCGCTGCGCAGATGGCCGCGCAGGGCGGGACCGCGCTTGCCGAAGCGACCCTCGTCGCAGGAGCGTTCGCCGGGATCGCCCCGGATGGCGGCCCGCTGGAGACGTTGCTCTACCTGCCGGCCATCGGCGTGCGGCGCCGACTGGCGGCCGGACTCCTGCCGGAGGAGGCGATGCTCGGTGGGCTGGCGGACATGGCCCGCTACGCGTCGACTGCTGTGGCGGACACGGCCCGCTCGGCCGATCAGGTCGGCATGGCCGCGAACTCCAACTGCGTGGCCTACGTGCGGGTTGTGCAGCTGCCTGCGTGCTCTCGGTGCATCGTCCTGTCGGGGCAGATGTATCGCTACTCCGAGGGCTTCGATCGGCATCCGAACTGCGACTGCGAGACGCTGCCGCTGCGTCAGCACGAGTGGCCTGGCATCCCAACGCCGAAGCAGATGTTCGCAAGCATGTCGCCGGCCGAACAGCGTCGCGTGTTCACCGTTGACGGGGCCCGCGCAATCGGCGAGGGCGCCGACGTCATGCAGGTTGTGAACGCTCGCCGCGGTATGGACACCGCGCACGTGTTCGGCCGCGACGTGCAGGCGACCCATGAGGGCGCGACGAAGCGCGGCCTGTACGGCCGTAGCCGTCTGCGCGCTGCTGGCAAGGGCGACTTCGAGAAGACCGCTGGTCTGCGCTTCGGCCAGGCCACGTCGCGGCGTTACGGCCGCACGACGACCCCCCGGCTGATGCCTGAAGAGATTTTTCGCATCGCCGATGACCGCGCCGAGCAGCTCAAGCTGCTGCGGCGTTACGGCTACATCGTGTAGCCGATCTTGAGTGTCCCTGCCGCGAGGGCGGGGTGATTGGAAGGAGTCGGCCGCGATGGCTGACGAGAACACCAGCACGACCGATGTCAGTGACGACTCGGGGTCCGCGACGGACGCCGGCCAGCACGACGACGTCTCCGCACGCCTCGGTGAGGCCGGGCAGAAGGCCCTGGCAGCCGAACGCAAGCGCGCGGCTGCAGCCGAAAAGACTGCGAAGTCGAGCCAGAAGCAGATCGAAGATCTGTCTCGACAGCTGCAGGAGTTCCAGGACCGCGACAAGACGGACGCGCAGAAGCTCACCGAGGCCAAGTCGGCCGCGGAGAAGCAGGCCGCGGACGCCACGGCGCGGCTGCTCCGCTACGAGGTCGCCGCGGCGAAGAAGCTACCGGCCGAGTGGGCGGCCCGGCTGCAGGGCTCTACACAGGAGGCCCTGGAGGCCGACGCCGATGCGCTGCTCGAGGCGCTCGGTACGCAACAGCAGCGGAACACCCCGAACTACGACGGCGGCGTGCGGCAGTCCGCACCCGCCACGACCGACATGAACGCCCTCATCCGCCAGAAGGCGGGAATGGGCTGACCCCTCTCCGGCGCGGCTCGTTCCGGCCGGGTCTCACCATGCATTGGAGGCACTGAGCCGTGCCGTACAACAACATCACTTCGCGCACCGACGCGTCGGCCCTAATCCCCGAGGAAGTCTCGAACGAGATGCTCGGGAAGGCGCTCGAGCAGTCGGCGACGCTCAGCCTGTTCCGTCGAGTCCCGGTCGGCCGCGGCCAGGTCCGGTTCCCGGTCCTCAGCGCGCTGCCCACGGCGTACTTCGTCACCGGTGACACGGGTCTGAAGCAGACCACCGAGGTCAACTGGACGAACAAGTTCCTCAACATCGAGGAGATCGCGGCGATCATGCCGGTCCCGGACAATGTCCTGGCCGACGTCGACGCGAACGTGTGGGACGAGGCCGCACCTCTGATCACCGAAGCTTTCGGCCGCACCCTCGACGCCGCGGTGTTCTTCGGCACCAACGCTCCCGCCTCGTGGCCCTCAAGCATCGCCGCCGCGGCGACCGCGGCCGGCAACGCTGTGACCGCGAACTCGGCGGCGACGGCCGGTGGGTTCTTCGGCGACATCGACAACGGCTACGAGAAGATCGAGGCCGACGGCTTCGAGGTCGACGGCTTCGTCGGCGCCACCTCGGTCAAGTCGAAGCTCCGCAAGTCCCGCGACTCGCAGGGCAAGAAGCTCGACGAGACGCGCGTGAACGGCGCTCTCTCGATGATCGACGGCCTCCCGGTCGTCTATCCGATGCGCGGTCTGTTCCCGACCGCGTCCGGCTCCCCGTCTCTGTTCATGGGCGACTGGAGCCAGTTCGTCGTCGGTGTCCGCTCGGACATCTCGATGAAGATCCTCGACCAGGCCGTCATCCAGGACAACACCGGCGCGATCATCTACAACCTCGCGCAGCAGGACATGACGGCGATCCGCCTCACGTTCCGCGTGGGCTGGCAGGTCTCCAACACCATCAACAACGACCAGCCGACCGAGGCCAGCCGCTACCCGGTGGCCCGTCTCGACCTGCCGTAAGGAGGCTGAGTCATGGTCGCAGGACGCAGCAACGAAGCGCGCACGGTCACTGTCGGCACGACCAACGCGAGCACGGCGCTCACGGCGGCAGCCGGCGTCTTCCACGAGGAGGACGCCGGGCGCACGATCACCGGCACCGGCATTCCTGCCGCGGCGACGATCGCCTCGGTCACCTCCGACACAGCGGCGGTGCTCTCCGCGGCCGCCACCGCCACCGGCTCCCCGTCGGTGACGCTGGGCCGCGCGCAGCCGCAGGCCTACGGGTTCGGCGGCTGGTCGCCGGAGACCGATACAGAGTCGGAGACGTACACCGTGGCCGCTGTCAACGCGGGTACGGCGACGCCGGACCGGCTGACGAACAACTACACGCCGGTCGGGCAGAGGGCGAGGGGCTGACATGGCGGCACGCAAGCCGACCGCTAAGGAACCGGACGCGCCGGAGCAGGTCGCGGCGCCGGAGGTCGACGAGGTCCACGAGCGCGGGGGCTGGGATGTCGGCTACCGCGGGGACCGGGTCGATCCGGCGGACGACGACACCTACACGGTGACCGGCGTCCTGAAGGCCGCCCAGAGCGGCGACGAGTAGACGGGGAGGCCACCATGCCACTGCCTTCGCTGGCTTCGGTGGCCGACCTCGCCACCCTCCTTGGCCGGACGTTCACACCGCAGCAGGAGCTGCAGGCGCAGGCCTTGTTGGACCAGGCATCCAGCGTGGTCCGCTCCTACGTCCGGCAGGACATCACCAAGGCGACGACGACGGACAGCTTCACAATGCGGCGCGTGGACGTCCTTCGCTATGGCTGCGCGGGGATGGTCACGCTGCCGCAGCGTCCCATCGAGTCCGTGACGTCCGTGCAGGTCAACGGCGTGGACACGGCGGACTGGTGGCTGGACGGCACCGAGCTGCTGCTGAGGGCCTGGTCGTGGGCGCACCCCCCGGCCGCGCATCGGCCGCCGCAGGCGACGGTGACGTACACGCACGGCTGGGATCCGGTCCCGGGCGACATCGCGGCGATCGTGATGCAGGCCGTGAACCGGGTCATGGTCAACCCGTCACAGGTGAGGTCGGAGACGGTGGGCGGCGAGTCCGTCACCTACCTGATCCCCACCACGGGCGAGGCCCTCGGCATTCTCCTGTCGAAGACGGAGATGAAGGTCCTGGACCGCTACCGGCGCACCTCAGCAACGGTGCGGATCAGGAGCGTCTGATGCTGTTCCTGCAGAGCATCACCATCGTCCGGCCCGTGCCGGTAACGGACGAGTACGGCAACGAGCAAGACGACTGGGGCCCCGCCGCAACCCGTATCCAGGTGGCCGGTGTCAACGTCCAGCCGCAGGGCGGATCCGTTGAGGACACGGACGACCGGCAGGTCACCGTGACCGGCTGGCGGTTGTACACGCCGCGCCGGATGGATCTGGATCTGCGTGAGACCGACCGCATCGAGTCGGACGGGATGGCGCTCCAGGTGACGGGCAAAGTCGCCCGGTGGCCGGCGCCCGGCGGCGGAGTCCATCACATCGAGGCGGACCTGCGGGAGGTCGACTGATGCCCTCGACATCGTTCCGCTATGTACCCAATCCGCGCGCCTTCCAGGAGTTCGCCCGCTCCCCGGCCGTTGAGAACCTGGTCAAGGACGCTGCGGACCGTGGTGCCGCCGCGGCACGCGCCATCGCCCCCAAGTTCACAGGCTTGACGTACACCGGCGGGCGCAAGGCCGAGTACGTGAAGAGCATTTACTCGGCGGCGACCATGCGGCCCAGCGGCTGGCGTGCTGAGTTCGGGGCGACCGCACCGTGGACGCTCCAGGTCGAGTTCGGCTCGGGCCGCCCCGCGACCGGCCGCAACCGCCCGCAGACGGGCCGATCACCGAAGACACGCACGCTCGGGCGTGCCCTGGACACATTGAGGAGCGCCTGATGCCCCGTATCGAACTCGCCTACTGGCACGACACCCATAAGCCCGGCGACGTGATCGACGTCGACGACGTACAGCTGCGGGAGATGCAGCGCGACGGACGCGTCGCCCGCGTCGTCACCTCCGACGCGGCCCCGGAGCCGACGCCGGCCGCCGAGCCTGAGGCGCCGGAGCCGGGCCGCAAGCGGCGATGACAGCCCCGGCGGCAATGCCAGACATCGAGCTGGTCGCTGCCACCTATCTCAGGTCCCTGCTGCCAGGCGTGTTCGTGGGCACCGAGTGGCCGGCCACGATCGCCGAGCGACTTCCGGTCGTGGCGGTTTCCCTTGGCGGCGGCGGCTCGCGGCAGCGGTCGATCACCGCCGACAGGGTCCTCGATATCGACGTCCTGGCGGCTACCAAGTCGCAGGCCCGGCAGCTGGTCGCGGACGTCTCCGCCCATCTGCTGGCCGCGGCAGGCACTGCCCAGCCCGGTGCCCGCATCTACGGCGTCGACGAGACGAGCGTGGTGTGGCTGCCGTTCGAGGCGGCACCCGAGACTGATCCGATTCCGCGGTACGTGCTCGTGATGAGCCTGGTCATCCGCCCCGCGTAGCTCGACCAACCCGCGCCCCCCCATACCCATTCACCCGTCGGCATTCTGGCCGCACGGGTCCTCGCTATGCCTGGAGGCATCCCGTGGCGACAGACGCCGACAACGTGCGGGTCGGACTTACCGGCTCCATCTTCATGGCCCCCAAGGGGTCGACGGCCCCCGTGGATCTCGACACTCCGTGGGATGCGGCCTGGCTCGACCTGGGCTACATGTCCGACGACGGCGTGTCCCTCGAATACTCGACGGACACCGAGGACATCGGTGCCTGGCAGTCCCTCTCGCCGGTCCGTCGCATCCTGACGAGCGTCGACATGACGCTCGGCTTCACCGCGATCGAGCTCAAGTCGCGCACGATCACCGCCTACTTCCCGGGCTCGACGATCACCACGGTGTCCGGCGCCGTCCAGCGCCTCGACATCCCGGCCGCCCCTGGCCCGCAGGAGTTCGCGTT